GTTAATGTGTTCTGAAGCAGGGGGTATTTACGAAGGGATGACAGCAGGGCAAATAAAGAAACGTATAGCTTCATTAAGTGACAGTAGTTCTGCCCAAGATAGGTGCCAGGAAAATGTACCTATGATCATACCAGAATACATTGTCCCTATAAGTAAGGATAAGAAGTTAATTAACTTTATTAAAGGTTGGGGTCTAGAATACGTAGAATTATTGTATGACGTTAAAGATAAGAGAGCAGTGTTTCCTATACGAAAAGATGGCACAATTATTGATGCCGTAGGTAGATCATTAGTAGGGGGAATACCAAAGTGGTTAAGATACACGGGTGCAGCCGATGTTTATCTTGCTTGTAAAGGGAAATCTAATGGTGTTGCAGTTATTGTTGAGGATGTTATTAGTGCTAACACTATATGTAGTGTGTGTCAAAATGTCACAGGTATAGCTATCTTAGGAACATCATTAAGCCTAAAACATATGGAGTATCTACAGGAATATAAAAAAATTATAGTTGCTTTAGACCCTGATGCTTCACACAAGAACTTGCAGTACAGACGAGAGATAGCGTCTTGGACGGGGATAGACACTATTGCTATGCGTTTAAACGATGATATAAAGTATAGAGAGACAAAGGATCTAATTAAATTAAAAGCACTGTGCGGTTAAATAATGGTGTTCTATCGTACTATTCCATTGTTGAAGGATGCACATTACCCTGCTTGCGTTGGCCTATGCCAGATTGGTAGGGGCAGAGTAATGGAATCTTGGAATGATGGTAAAAGCAGATCAACAAAGTGGTATCTGTGGCCTTTACCAATGAGATGGATTGGTTGGGATAGCAGAGGATCTTATTTAGGAAGAAGAAGAAAGGTAAAATGACAGAAATATCATTATTAAAAACTTTAATGAACAAAGAGTTCTATGAATTACATAAAGGGATACGATGCCCAGACAAAATCTTTACTAAGGATGTCAGAAAAGTAAAGCAGACACTTGATTACGCAATGGAGACATACGATCAGGGGCTATCACTAGCAGATCTGGAAGCCCTGTTTTATGCAACAAACAATACACTTACTACATCTAATAAAGAGCAGTACAAAAAGATCTTTCATAAGATAGCTAGTAGCAGTGCTTTGAATACTGAGGTAGCTACGAAGGTTATTTCTAGGATGTTTCAACAAGTGGTAGGCGAAGAGATAGCTAACATTGGCTACGATTATGTAAATGGAACGCAAAACAGCTTAGAGTCTTTACGTAAAATTGTAGAGACATACCAGAATGATTTTACCCCTAATGTAAAGATAGAGTTTGAGGATATGAGTATAAATACATTGATTGAAGCTAACGAAACTGAGACCCAATGGAAGTTTAATATATCTAGCCTAAGACGTAATGTCGAGGGTGTCAGTGAGGGTCACTTCATAATAGTAGGGGCGAGGCCAAACACTGGCAAGACTAGCTTCCACGCTTCTATTATTGCTTCTCCGAAAGGGTTTGCAGAGCAGGGTGCTAAGTGTGTTATTTTATGTAATGAAGAGGCCGCAAATAGGGTCGGAGCAAGGTACTTATCAGCCGCTACTACTATGTCAATGGAAGAGATAAAAGTTAACCCATCTAAGGCGGCTCTGCGCTACGATAAGGTCAACCCTAACATACATATCAAAGATTCTACAGGTAAAGATCTGAGTTGGGTTGAGGCTGTAGTTAAAGCTACTAAGCCTGATGTATTAATACTAGACATGGGAGATAAGTTTGCCCCACGTACTAGTGACAAGACAGATGTTTATCTTAGGGATGCCGCTATACACGCCAGGAATATAGCTAAAGAATATAAATGTGCTGTCTTTTGGTTGTCTCAACTGAGTGCGGCAGCCGAAGGTTTAGCGATGCCAGATCAGTCAATGTTAGAGGGAAGTAAAACTGGCAAGGCGGCTGAAGCTGACCTAATGATACTTATAGGTAAGAACAGAGTTATTGAAGGGAATGAGATGGAAGATAAAGAGAGACACCTAAACATAGCTAAGAATAAATTGAAGGGCGGCTTTCACGGACGTATAACTTGCCAGTTGGCAGGAGATATAGCACAGTATACAGCGTGAGAATTGTACTAGACGTAGAGAACACAGTTACTAAACGTAATGGCAAGACCCATATGGATCCCTTCGAAGCCAATAACTTTTTGGTACAGGTGGGTACTAAGAATGTAGATGTACCTACGGAACGACATCTGTTGACGTTCGATCACGTTGAATACACTGACCGTAATGGTGATAATTCTAGGCTGTTACAAACTATCTTAGATCAAACTACACTACTTATAATGCACAACGCACAGCACGATCTAATGTGGTTGTGGGCTAGTGGGTTTAAATATGATGGCGACATCTACGATACGATGTTAGCTGAATATATTTTACAGCGAGGGCAGAAGCAACCTCTTAGCTTACTGGCTTGTGCTGAACGCAGAAACTTAACCTTTCAGAAAGATGATACATTAAAGAAATACTTTAAAGAAGGATACAACACAAATGAAATACCGCTTAAAGAACTTACACATTATCTTGGCTGCGACATTGACACTACTTCCGAATTGTTCACTGCTACTATTACCGAAGGCTTCGCCAAAAGCGAGTCCAACGGAATGGATAGAGTTCGAGACATTACCTTCAAAGTCTGTAAAGCCCTTACCCGAATGTACATGCGAGGGTTCAGAGTGGATAGACTCGCCCTTCGAGAAGTAAGGAGAGAGTTTGAGGAAGAGAAGGTTGCAATCCAGGATAGACTATTTAGACAAATAAGAGATTTAATGGGGGATACTCCAGTTAATCTTAACAGTCCTGAACAAGTATCTCAGGTTGTATTTAGTAGGAAGGTAATTGACAAGAAAGAATGGGTTGAACTGTTTGACTTTACGAAAGACTATAAAGAGTTTAGGGATGCCATAGAAACAAACAGTGTAAAACTTAGAAAGACAGTAGCTTTTAGTTGCCCTATTTGTTCTGGTGTTGGTAGTAGGTACAAGAAGAAGAAAGATGGTACTAACTTTAAGAAAGCTAATAAGTGTCCTGACTGTTCAAGTCGAGGCTATCAACTTAGGCAGACTAAAGTATTAGCAGGGCTAGGATTTAACCCACCAAATAAAACTTGGGTAAGTGCAAATGGTTTTAGTACCAGTAAAGGCAACTTAGATATTTTAATAGCTACAGCTAAGACAAAACGTATGTCTGTGGCTATACAATTCTTAGAGGATATAAAGCGTCTGTCGGCTGTAAGTACATACCTATCTTCGTTTGTTGAGGGGATAAGTAACTATACTAAAGAGAACGGCTTTCTTCACGTTGGTTTAACACAACATATTACATCTACTGGGCGGTTCTCAGGACGCAACCCTAATATGCAAAATATGCCTAGGGGTGGTACATTTCCAGTGAAGCGTGTCTTTGTATCTCGATGGAAAAGTGGCAGAATATTGGAAGCTGATTTTGCACAACTTGAATTTAGAGTTTGTGCATTTTTATCACAAGATAAGGTGGCTATGCAGGAGATAGCTACAGGGTTTGACGTACACGCCTACACAGCTAAAGTTATCAGCGATGCAGGGCAACCTACAACCCGACAGGTGGCAAAGGGACATACTTTTGCTCCCCTTTTCGGGGCGAGTGGTTTTGGTAGAAGCAGAGCAGAGGCCGCATACTATAAACACTTTAATGAGAAGTATACTGGAGTAGCTAAATGGCACAAGAAACTAGGGGATGAGGCAGTTGATGATGGAAAGATAACTACACCATCAGGAAGACAGTATGCATTTCCTGACGTAGAGAGAAGACCTAATGGTAATTTTAGTCACTTCACAATGATAAAGAACTATCCAGTGCAAGGATTTGCTACAGGTGACATTGTGCCAGTTGTGTTTTTGGAAATGGACAAGAGGTTAGAACCTTTAAACTCCTGCATTGTTAATTCTGTCCACGATTCTATTGTAGTTGATGTACACCCACACGAAAAAGATGCCGTAATACAAATTATTACAGATATGAATAACAATTTAAATAAAATTATAGAGGAGGCTTACAATGTAAAAATGAATGTACCAATGCTACTAGAAGCTAAAATAGGTTCGAATTGGCTTGACATAAAGGACGTATGTTAGTATAACTATAGCTCTTTCACATATCATATACATATATATAAAAAGGTAAAATTATGAGTTCAGAATTACAAATAGCAGGTGTTGATAACGCCTTATTAGCTGAGATGATGGGTGTATCAGCCCAAGCAAACGACAATTTAAGTAAGTCTACTTTAGCGAGACTTAATATAACACATACGGCTGTTATGGGAGACCTAGACCACAACGGAAAGGTATCAAGAGTTGAAGTGTTACCTGTTGGAACATATAAACTAAAGGATGATGACACATTTGTTTATTGTCTTGCTCCTACAATAAGAATTTTTGCTGTTAAAGAGCAGTGGACACATTGGGATTCAATTAACAATGTTATGGATCGCACAGAGATGGCTAATAATTTATATGGGGACTTAAAAGATTCTAAAGGTACATTTAATATTGGCAGGCCATCAGGGTATTTGTCTTTGAAAGCCTACGAAGCTTTGCCTCAAGACATTAAAGATTTAATGAGGGCAGTAAAAAGAACTAAGATACTATTTGGTACTATTAACTTTAATGGCGCGGCCTTAGATGAGGCAGGAAATGAAGTTAGTGGCTATGATGGTGAGATACCCTTTATAATGGACACAAAGAATAAAGGTAGTATTGCAGCAATCACTGCCGTATTAAAAAAAATAAAAGATGACAGTAGTATCCCTATAGAAGCTAAACTTCTAAAGCGCAGTATTACACTAGGTGCTAACATTGAATCAGTGCCAGCAGTGTACGCCACAATGACATTTAATGATATTAAGGAAGTTGGTCTTAATGATAACGACAATGAGGTCTTTAAGTCTTTCCAAGAATGGATAAAATGGTCTGACACTCGTGTGCTAACTATGTGGAAAGAAAAAAATGCGCCCCTGCTTTCTGATGATGAGTTAGAATTTGTTGATGACTTTGTTGACGTAGAAGGTTCGGCTGTTTAATGGAGAATTTATCAGAGGCAGGCCATTGGTATGACAAAGATGGTTTGCCTACTTACACTATTGTTGGGGCAAATGGTAAAGAAAGAAATACCACCCTAAGAGATGCGAGGCAGTGGGGATACGTCCCCTCTGTTACTACAATAATAGGCGTAGCGGCAAAACCTTCCCTAGAAAACTGGAAAGTAAATCAGGCACTGAACTCTGCAATAACATTAGAGCAGGACCCAGGTGAATCTATAGAAGACTTTACTAATAGGTGTAAGCAAGACTCTAAGAAGATAGGCAGAGATGCGGCTGAACGTGGCACAATTATCCACGCTATGATAGAGCAGGGCTTTATGGGCGGCAAAGAAACAAAAGCCTATAGAGTTATTAAAGATTATTTAGATGAAAACTTTCCTGGTGAAGAATGGATTGCTGAAGACTCTTTTTGTTCTACTTCTGGGTATGGCGGCAAGATAGATTTATATTCTAAATCAGGAATATTTGTTGACTTTAAGACTAAAGATGGTTTAAAAGATAAGCAGGCATCTAAACTTGTCTACGACGATCACGGGATGCAGCTATCTGCTTACGCAGAAGGGTGCAACTTCAAAGAACCAGAAAGAGTATCTATATTTGTAGATAGAGAAGACCCAGAATTGATAGCAGTACATAGGTGGGATAAAGAAACCCACGTAAGGCATATGTCTATGTTTAACAGTCTTCTTTCTTACTGGAAATTAGTAAAAAAATATGATCCATCAGAGATCTTAAAAAACAAAAAAGATGAGGTAGCATAATGGTAAAGATGACAATCGAAGGCACAGACTACGACACAGATAATATGACTGATGCACAAAACGAATTAATTGAAGTTCTAAAAGTTAATACAACTACATCAAATGTAGTCAATCATATGTTACAATGTATAAATACAATAGGTAGAGTTAAAGTTGATGAATTAAAGGCTTCCCTATCTGATGGTAAAAAAGAATAATAGTAAACGTAGACACAATTCTAGACGCTACAGAAGCGGATTAGAAGAAACCCTTGCTGACTACTTAACACATCACCAAAAAGAAGTACGCTACGAAATACTGAAAGTCCAATGGGAAGACTTGCGGTATCGTACTTACACACCTGACTTCCAGTTAGACAACGGCATCATATGCGAAGCCAAAGGATTCTTCGATAATGAAGATAGGCGCAAGCATTTAGCTATTCAGAAACAACATCCTGAGTTAGATATACGCTTTGTATTTAGTAACGCCCAAGCTAAACTATATAAAGGTTCTAAGACACGCTACTCAGGGTGGTGTGAGAAGAATAACTTCAAGTGGGCGCACAGAGTTATACCTATGGAATGGTTAACAGAAAAAGGTAGGTGTACATCAGCTACTGTGATAAAGTTAAAAACAAAAAGAAAGGATATATAATGGGCTACACACTAGCCGACGATGAAGTTGCTCTTATACTTCGTCCCATAAGTTTTGATAAAGACGGGGCTTGGAGTGGTTTAATATCAACAGGATTAGCAATGGGTCCAGAAAGCAATGTCGATAAAGAAATACTTGGTGACTTAATTAAGTGTGCTACTTTTCTGAGTGCTTTTTTAGATGTTGCACACGAATACCCCGATATTATGGAGATTGTAGAAGAACGTAGAGATCTAATGATTAAGATGTTTGAAGATGATGCACAAGAAGAAGCTAACGGTTTAGCAGAAGTAGAAGTAACAACTCAAGGCGGTAACGTCATAAAATTTGGCCCTACAACAAAGACGAAAGGTAGCGCGTGACTGAAGATATGGTAAATCAACCCCCTCATTATAATCACGCTGGTATAGAGTGTATTGAAGCTATTGAAGCGGCACTTTCTCCAGAAGAATTTCGAGGATACTGTAAAGGTAATATTATTAAATATACTTGGCGTGAGGGGTATAAGAATGGCGATGAAGATTTAAATAAAGCTGCTTGGTATATGGAAAGACTACATACCTATAAGGAACGTATGGCGGAGAAAGGATGAGCTATAAATCTTTTTACGTGTCCTTTACTTTGAAGGTAGATGAAGAAGGAAATATCTTATCTTTAGTTGAAGAGGAACACCCAAGAGAAGTGGCAGAATCTATAGCAAATGCAATACACGATATTGATGATGTAAAAGTAGAAAAAATAAAAGTTAAAGAGCGGTGGTAGTTAATGGGTAAAAGATCTAACTTTGAAAGAATTGAAAGAGACTTCTATCCTACCCCAATCTCTGCGTTAGCACCATTAGTTCCGCACCTGCCAATAGCCTTTGATTATATTGAACCTTGTGCAGGAGATGGTAGGTTAATAGAACATCTTAAAACTCTAACAAATGGAGTTTGTATAAAAGCTACAGACATTGAGCCACAGTTAGATAAAGGCATTAGTAAAGAAGATGCTTTGACGATTAAGTGGGACGCATATAAAAGTAACACATATTGTATTACTAACCCACCTTGGAACAGAGATATTTTACATCCTTTAATAGAAAACTTTATAGCATCAGGAAAGACCTGGTTACTTTTTGATGCCGATTGGATGCACACTAGACAGGCCATACCATATTTAAAATATTGTAAAAAGATTGTCAGTGTAGGAAGAGTGAAATGGATTGAAGATAGTAAAAACACAGGAAAAGATAACTGTGCGTGGTATCTATTTGATTTAAAAAACAAAACAGCAACAGAATTTTTTGGCAGATTATAAGGGAAAACAACAATGTCTAATAACTATTTACCAACGGACTATCAATCATTCATTCACAAATCACGGTATGCTAGATGGTTAGACACTGAGGGTCGAAGAGAAAGCTGGGACGAAACAGTATCTAGGTATGTAGATCAAATATGTAAAACAAACGCTATAGATACAGACACAAGAAAAAAGTTGTATGACGCTATTATATCGCTGCAAGTAATGCCATCTATGAGAGCAATGATGACTGCTGGCCCTGCATTGGACAGAGATAACACAGCAGGCTACAACTGTAGCTACCTACCTGTAGATGACCCAAAAAGTTTTGACGAAGCTATGTTTATACTTTTGTGTGGTACTGGTGTAGGGTTTAGTGTTGAGCGGCAGTACATATCTAAACTACCTGAAGTACCAACGATGTTTGATAGTGATACAACTATTATAGTTAAAGATAGCAAAGAAGGTTGGGCTAAAGCATTTAGACAAGTCTTAGCATTACTCTGGGCAGGGGAAGTACCTAAGTGGGATGTATCTTTAGTTCGTCCTGCTGGCGCAAAGCTCAAGACGTTTGGTGGCAGAGCTTCTGGCCCAGCACCTTTGATAGACCTGTTTAACTTCTGTATTGCTACATTCAAAGGCGCACAGAACCGCAGGCTGTCTAGCTTAGAGTGCCACGATATTATGTGTAAGGTAGGAGAAATTGTAGTCAGTGGTGGCGTTAGACGCAGTGCTATGATCTCATTATCAAACTTATCAGATGATCGTATGAGACACGCCAAGTCGGGTAACTGGTGGGAGACCGCAGGACATCGAGCTTTAGCTAACAACTCAGTTAGTTACACAGAGAAACCTGATATGGAAACATTCTTACGTGAATGGACTGCACTTGTAGAGTCTAAATCAGGTGAGCGAGGCATCTTCAACAGGCAAGCCAGTAAGAAACAAGCAGCTAAGAATGATAGACGAGACACTGAATGGGAGTTTGGAACTAACCCGTGCAGCGAGATCATATTACGCCCTTACCAATTTTGCAATTTAAGTGAAGTAGTAGTACGAGCCACAGACGATATAAAGAGTTTATCTAACAAAGTTAAGTTAGCTACAATAATAGGTACAATACAATCCAGCCTAACTAAGTTTCCATACTTGCGTAAAGTCTGGCAGAACAACACAGAAGAAGAAAGACTATTAGGTGTGTCCCTTACAGGTATAATGGACAACCCATTGCTCACAGCTAAAAACAAAGGACTAGCTCAGACGCTAGATCATCTCCGTCACGTTGCTGTTGATACTAACAAAGAGTGGGCAGTAAGATTAGGGGTACAACAATCTACTGCTATTACCTGCGTCAAGCCTAGTGGTACAGTATCACAACTTGTAGACAGTGCGTCAGGCATACACGCTAGACACAGCCAGTATTACTATAGAACTGTTCGAGGAGACAATAAAGATCCTATTACACAGTTTATGAAGGACCAGAATATACCTTCAGAGTTATGTGTAATGAAACCAGACACTACAACTGTGTTTACGTTTCCGATTGCGTCACCTAAAAATGCTGTAACTCGAAATGATATGACAGCCATAGATCAACTAGAGATGTGGTTAACCTATCAACGGCACTGGTGTGAACACAAACCTTCTGTAACCATTACAGTTCTACCTGATGAATGGATGGAAGTAGGAGCATTTGTATATAAGTATTTTGATGAGATGAGTGGTGTGTCTTTTCTGCCCCATTCAGATCATACCTACCAACAAGCACCTTATCAGGAGTGTGCGAAGGATGACTACAAAGCGTTACTAAAAGACTTCCCTAGTAAAATAGACTGGGAAAAGTTATCTTCTTATGAACAGGAAGACAATACTGTAGGGATGCAAACCCTAGCGTGTAGTGGAGATGTATGTGAGATTGTGGATCTTACTTAGTGCAGTTTGATCTTTTTAAAACTAAGCACAGTATAGAGCCAGGGGACACGAAAAAATGCCGTGTCTGCAATGTAGTAAAGAACATTAATAGTTTTGGCAATTCGTCTTATGTAAGAACAGAGTGCCTTGAATGTCTGGCAGAACTTAAATCATTACGATATTTTTTAAAAAAAACTAACCCTTATCCAGACAAAACCTATAAATGCCCTATATGTCGTAAAAGTAAAAAGGATTTAGAAAACTTAGATTTTTCGGGTGACCAGGTTTGGGTACTAGATCATTGTTGGGATAGTAAAGAATTTAGAGGGTTTTTATGTAATAGATGTAATATGGGATTAGGTCAACTTCAAGATAGTATACCTGCTTTAAAGAGGGCAATTAAATACTTATCAACGAGCAAAGAAAAAGCAAAGTAATGAAATTAGAACAAGAAGCCAATGCACACATAAACAAGAAAAGAAATATCTTTAAACGAGACTTTAATAACCTTATTAAATCTTTACGTAACTCGTTAAAAGATAATCTTCACAGCACTTCGGACTTAGACAATGCCCTATTACATTTAGTAGAGGCTGAGTTGTGGACACAAAGAAGCGTCGAGTTATGGGGCATCAAGTAGTTTACTTTATTGACCTTGTAGCTAAATAGCCCTCTGATACCCTTTCAATGTCAAAATCAATTAAGTTAGCAAACTTTAGTAATTGCATAACTTCTTCAGTGGACATATCCCTAAGTTCTATTTCATAACCTTCGGCTTTCATATATTTAAGAGCTTCTCGTTTTATAGATGGAGTATACTTGCCCTCAAATTCTCTAATTGCTTTTCCTCTAAAAGCATCATCATTAACAGAGCCAAGTATTTCAATTTGTTGTCTGACTTCTTTACGCATATCTTTTAGTAAATATTCAAAAATCCTTCTCTTCTCTCCTTCTGAACCCCTCATATATTTCTTACTACTTAAAAGTACTGCTGCTTGTTTGTCTAAAATAGGTTGCATAAATTTATTATATGTTGCATCTAATCCTGGTTGATTAGTTCTGGCATCTAACTGCCACTCTTGCTGCCCTAAAACAGCCATTAATGCTTCCGTGTTAGTTTTGCCTTCTTTGTACTTTACCCCTAAAACTTTTGCAAAAGGATTACCTGAAGATGCAATACGTCCTGATCTTCGAGCAGTAACAAGATCTTTAGATGTAATAGCTTCAGTTATAATTTTAGCTTTATCTTCTCCATATAATACTGATCCTAGTTTTTCATTCATAGCACGAAGTATGTGGCCTACGTAGCGTGTAGAGCTTTCGGTAAGAACTTCACCTTTTCCTCTAGTTTGTCTAGGGTCTTTAGCTGTATCATAACCCATTATCATTCCAGTTAAGTCATTGACCATACCGAAAGGTCTAGTTGCCCCAGCTAATAATAAAGCACCTGTTTTAATAAATTGATCTGTTTTATCTTTTCCGTTTCCTGTTAGTCTGCCGCCCAACAGACCGTCAATCATTGCGTTTAAATCATTCCCAAATTGACTATTGGTGATACTCTGTCCAATACCTAGTTGCTTAACTACGTTTGCTCTAGCCTCTGGAGTATGCCCTCCAATTTTTAAATCTTTCATTTTTGCTGTTACATTTTTAAAAGTCCACTCGTTGTTCTCTTTGTCGTAGTCAGGGGAATTAACAATTCTACTTTTAATAAATTCTCCTGTAGCGAGCAATAAAGAAAAAGGGTAGTTATTTTCGTGGTCTATAATTGTTCCACCAGGTCCTTCTACTTCAAACGTACCTAGCTCTTCTGATTTAGAGAATTGATATTGTGTAGCACCTATAATTGCACCTGTTCCAACCAATGCCTTATTAAAGTCAGATTGTGCGCTTGCCATTTCTAGGACGGAACGAGGGGCTACTTTTCCGCCTGTAACCTTTTTTGCTTTTCGTACTGCTTCAACAGCACCACTCTGTATTAGACCAGAAGGACCCCATTGATGAGCCGTAGCAATTACGTTATTGAAGAACCTACCGAAAGGCATAATAAAATTAAGACCTGGTGCTTTTGATGCACCTTCAATTGCTTTAGCAACCAATCTTAATCCTGTTTTGTTTTTATCAGTTGTATAATCAAAAGCAAACACGGACTTCTGTGTACCCTCAATAGCAAATGCAAGGGATTCACCATCAATTAAAGAATATTCTCCTGAGTCTATTACATCATCTAAACTTTTATTATGTTTCATTTTAAGAAACTTATCGAGTTCAGGTATAAAGAATTGAGACTTTGTGTATAAATCTTGTAATTTTACTCCTGAGATGGCACTTGCAGTATCTGCAACCTTTTCTGCACCTTTAAACACTTTATTTTCAGGGTCCATTCCAAAACGAGAGCCTGACTTTTCAACCCCCATATAGTAGGACTCAGTTAACACTTTACGTGCATCTTTATTATTTTCTAATACAGCTTCAAAAGTGTCAAATGTGTCGTAGGGATTTAAGAAACTTTGAAACTTCTTTTGTTGTGTTTGAAAGTATATGTTTCTCATACGCAACATTTCTTGTCGTTGCGCTCCTGTTGTCAACATTGCAGCTACACTATATTGGGTGGCAGCTAATATCTCTGCTACACCATTACCTGTATAAATTGCTGAGAAGCCCTTTAAGTTTAATGCTGTTGTTTGAGGTAAAGACACCAATAATCTACGCCAAAGGTTTACACCATACTCCAGCTTTTTTGGGTTTCTAATAATCTCAAAGTTTTTAAAGTCCATAATCTTATCTGCTGTATGGTCTTTTGTAACAGTATAAATTTCATTTTTTACTATAACCCTTTGCCCTTTTTTATAAGTGGCTTTTGGTACAAAGTCTAACACAGCATCAGGATCTAGGCTACGTACTTGTGCGTCCATAGCCATTTCTGCTGTGGTTAAGGCAGTATCTAACGCCTTTCTTCCTTGGCTATGCACATTAAGAATTTTACCTGACAGACTTGCATCTTCAGATAGTATGTCGCCTATTGTTGTTTTTAATTGTTTTGCATTGGTAAGGTCTTGTAAATCAATATGTGGGTCTACTTCTTTTATCTTCTTTGCTATTTTCCTTACATTGGCGTTACTAAGGTACTGTGTCATTAAAGACATCAAGTCAACAAATTTTACATCTGCTGCAATCCGTGTTCCTCCTGTATTGCGCCTATAAAGTTCAACTAGCCCTCCCTTTTTATCTCCTCCAAGTACAATCTCTTTAAGTAAATCTATGTGTAGATCAGTTCTAGTTTTACCTTTAAGTTCTGTTTTAGTTTCCCAAGATTTCCATTTCTTTGCCCACGCATCAATAGACTCATTCATTTGTTTATCTACTGCTTCATCAGCAGATTTAGCGTTTTTCCAGTTTAGGGAAAGCAGAGGCGTATTAAGTAAGCGAGAACTTTTTCTAATTTTAGTTTTTAATTTTATATCTGTTTTACTAGCAACACTTCTTCCTGCTTTTTGAAAAGTATATTGTCCTCCAGCAGCAACAATGCCTAATAAAAAACTAGCGGCTGTCTGAAATTCGTTGTAGTCTGTCTGGCTTCCAGCTTCCATCATAGTGGATTGATACGTTGCATCTTGCCCTACCGCTACCACACCATCAAGTGCGCCCGTAGCCAGTAAAGATCTTCGTGCCGCACTAGTTAGAATAGATTTTTTATACTGATTTGCTGCTGTATACTTAATCTTATTAGCTTCAAATTTAGCGGCATTTTTACCTGCTTCCTCTACTAGCTCTTTACCAGGTTTAGATTTAGCAAATTGTTTAGTGAGAGTAGATGCTGTTTTAATTTTTGCATCATTCATTGCTTTTGCTACTAGTTTTTTAGATTTATTTTTTAATAAGGCATCTTTACCTGCCTGTATCATAGCTCTTTTTACGGCAGTCTTTGCTGATTGATTTACGCCTAACGTAATTAATTTAGACGCACCACCAGTGGCAACACCTAAATAGTTAGTTACATCGGTTGCGGAGGCAAAGATATAATCTTTAACCCCTGTTATTCTTTCTCCTGGAGTACCTGTAGTAAAAACATTACCTAGTTGATCGTATAGCTCATACGCTTCTCCAGCCATTTGTTTCTGTTCTTCTGTTGCCGTATTAAATGCCCAATACGATTCACCTGCAGTAGACTGAACATTAGCAGTAAAGTATCGCATATGTTGAACAAAGTCAGCTACTACTTTTTTATCGGTAAGGGGTGTCGCTCTACTTAAAGAATACTTGCTTCCGTGCCGTGCGCTCATATATGCACGTATTTTAGTTGCGTTATTCCCTTCCGCTAAATCTTTTTTATCTAATGTACCACCGTAATCTATAGCGGTTGCAAGTTTTTGTCTGGCTGAAGTAGATGAATAAGGGTTTACTCTTTCTACCTTTGTTGTTGTTTTTACATTATTATTAGTAGAGGTTCTATCTTCTTTATTTAAAAACTCATTAATATTAAATTCTGAGGTTTGTTTTTTACTTGCCCCATCAACAACTGTATCTACAGAAGGTGTTACTTTATCTTCTTTATTTAGATAATCATTAATATTAAATTCTGTTTCAGCCATTATTCAGAAACCTCTTCTATACGTCTACTAATATATACTTTAGCAATTGAATCTATTAATGCTTTTTGTTCTTTTCGATCTTTAGGTAGCTCATTATTGCCCCCTAGTGCTTTTACAATAGCATTACGAAGTTGCGAGTTTGTGACCTTTAACTTATTGGGCTTAACTCTTCCTAATGTACTTTTAGGTTTTACCGCCTCTTGTACAGCGTCAACAATTACAGAAATTTCTGGATCTTCATATGCATCAGGTTCTGCGCTTGCACCTCTAAGATCAGTATCCACATTTATGTCTCTACTAGCTAAACCCTTAAGAGAAGAAAAACTTGGTAAGTCTTCTTCAGATGTTTTAACAGAAGGCGGTGACATCAAACCAGGTTTGTTCTCATCAAAAGTAGGAGAAGAGATGTCCATACTTACTGCACCTTGTTGGTCAACTTTTTCAGTAACTTTTTTAGGTTCAGGAGCAGTAAAACCAGTTTGGACATTACGAGATTCTTCAATTTGTTGAGCTAGTAAGTTAGCTTCCTCTAAGTCCCCTGCTCTAACTGCCGCTAGTAGGTTAGCTAGTTCTGCAGGTTCTCTAGCCATATCTCTTCTAAGGTCATCATCAATTGTTGGTGTAACCTCTGTTGCAAGTGCTTCTTTTGCCATTCTTGCTCTGGTTGCATCCGTAATGTAAGGATTGTCTGCGGCACTAGAGCCACCAAATGCATTTTCTTCTGTTTTGTCAGTTTCTCCTGAAATTATACTTGATATAGCATCATACAAATTAAACTTCTCTAACGTTAATTTAGATAAAACTACTTTTTTGTCGAAAGCATCAGTAACAAGTGCCTTAACTGCAGGTTCTGTGACATCCAAATTACCTAGGCTAACTTGTTTTTCTATTACGTTGTTTTGTATTCCTAGTATTGCTTCAATATCATCTTCGCTAAGATCTACTTGTGTTGTTGCATCTTCACCCCCTGTTAAATCAGATACTTCTGAAAGGGATTCATCTAAATTAATTACAGTTTCTGAGTGAGCCGAACTAATTATAGCATCCGTTACTAATGCTTTTTTTGCCATTCTTTCTCTGGTTGCATTAGTAATAAAAGCATTGTCTGCTGTGCTAGAACCACCGAAGGCTTTTTCGGTACTATTTTCTACTACTGCACTGTCTGCCTCAAAAGTATTGTTTGCTGCAGTAACAGCATCCTCTTCTATAGAAGTATCAAAATTTACTCCTGCGTTGGCTAACTCTTTTTGTAACTCTGGGTTAGTACTTGCTGCAGCTTTTAAGCTAAGACTATTTTTTAACTTTTCTAATATGCCTTCGGACACTTCGGATGACGCTAACTTTACTTCTCCATCGGTGTCATTAGAAGACACATCAACAGTACCGCCTAAAGATTCAATAATGCTATTAACAAAAGCCTGCATTTTAGGTCGTTTACCAAATCCTACAGGTGTGCCTAATGCATCTTTTAATGCTTGCGAACTTGAACTACCGCTAGTCCAGCCTTTAATTTTATTTGCTATCTTTACAACGTCAAATTTACCATCAGCATTTTTATAAATATCTAAGTTTGAACCTAATACGGCTATCGCTGCGTTTATATCATCTGTAGCAAAAGTAGGAGCAATAGGAACTACGTCTGGATCTACAACTGGTTTTATGATTTTTGTATCATCTGTTTCAGCTAAACCTAATATTCTTAATATAGGTTGTTCTTTAAAAACCGCTTTCCATCGCTCTTCTGGTACATCCTCTTGGGTTCCATCAGGTCTTAAAATATCAAAATCAATAACATCATTAGTTACAGGGTCAAACTCTACAGAGATGTTATTAGAATTCTCTGCGGAGCTATTTATATAAAATTTATGATAGCCTTCTGCTGTTTTTTCTGCCTTAGTTTCAAGTTTGTCCTGTTGCTCTGGTTCAAGACCGCCAAGTAAATTAAAAACATTAGGTACTGCTCCACGGGTTAGATCATCCCCACTAGCAATAGAAAAGTTTAATGTCTGAAAACCTAATACTGTTTCTAAATCAAACTTAACTTCCTCGCTTGGCCTATCTTGTGTAGATGTACTGGAACTTGTAGAAAAAACATTCTCATACCCTGCTTCAGCTACTATACTTTCAACAAAACCAGGATATGTTGTTGCGTTAATAGAGGTTACTAAAGCTGGATTATTCCCAAATGTTTTTACAGCACCGTATTTTTGTAATGTAGCAAGAATATTAGGCCTTAATTGATTTGCTACCTTATTGTTTACTTGATCATCATAAAACTTTCTAGTTTTTACTACAGCACGATTTGTCCAAAGAGGATCTAGTTTATATCGCTCATCGTCAGGAAACAGTGCTTCGTTGCTTTCCCTTTCCCTACTAAGTGTATTGAAGTACGGACTTTCTTTAGGAGTATCAATATAATTCTTTATTTTTTGAAACTCCACATCTTTATTTAGGGTGGTTAGGCTCTGGTTATTCATAGTATTTAAGTTTCTAAAAGCCGTTTCACCAAACAGATTTAAATCTCCCCAAGACACAAACCCTGCAGTATCTTCCCCAATATCATATGCTGGAGTTCCATCAAGTTGGCTTAAATCGTACGTACTTATTCCTGCATACTTTGTTTCTGCATCTAGTTCTTGCCTAATATAATCTTTAGCATTTCGCCCTAGAGCTTTCCCAAACCAGCTTTGATTTTCAGCTTGGTAATCTCCTACTGTTCCAGCACCTTTTTTATAGTATTTGTCTACTAAACTTTGCCAGCCACTAGCAGGTCTTTCAAAATCTTTATACAACTCAGGTAGCTCTACTTTAAGTGCGGCTTGATCTTTAGCCTCTTGATTCCATTCAAAACCCTCTGAAGTAAATTCATTCTTTATGCTCTGCATTTTTTCGGTAAGGTCTAATATTCCCTTCGCACCAGAGCTAAGAGCAGACGCTATCATTCCTGGAGTAGCCCCTAATCCTTCTGCTTTACTAGTTAATTGTAGTATATTTTTTGCAGCTAAATCTCGTTTAATTGCAATCGTTTTACCTTTTTCAGCTTTTTCTTGTAACTTATCTCTATACAAAGAAGCTCTATCTTTATCTTCATTTATATATAATGCAGTTTGTTTTAAAAATGCCTCTACGCCTGCTTCCCAACTCATTATGAAACTCCTCTTGACATAATACCTTCACCAGTGTTGTTACTTGTTGGTTCCATTGGCATCTCTTCTTCCTCTGTGGTTTCAGGCATAGATTCTATGGCACTACTCATATCAGCAAGTAATGCCTCTCCTTCGTCATCTTCATTCTTAACTGCTTGTTCTCTTGCCTGTTCAACCAGTTTTAAAACCCTAGCATACTCTCTAGCTTCTGACTTTTCTTCTAATGATACGCTTGTTTCAGGAGTTTCAATACCGTAACCTTCCATTGCTATTTTAATAAATCTAGCAACTATAGGACCTGCTAACATACCTGCGTCAACAGTATGTACCCCGTTCATAGCCCCTGTCATCATAATAGTTTCTGTTACAATTTTTAAGTCGCCTCCTAATTTAAAGACTACTGTAAGATCATCCATAACATCATCATTTGCTAGTCTCTCTACATAGTGCTTAACTACATCTCCTACCTCAGTTATTTCTGAAGGGTTTTCCCAAGGAGAATTTTTAGGTAAGTCAGTTAAAGACTGTCCTGCAATTGGGCCTTGTATTAGTTCTACCATTTTATTTTACCTTATTTAGTGAAACCTGCGCCAAAGTATAACCCTACTATGGCTGAAACTATATGCGTGTCTAGTGGCGTGATTACAAAACCTCTTGCGGCTTTCCATACGATTGCTTCGCTAGGTCCAAACAAAAAGTTAAGGAAACCTCCTTGTACTTCTGTATACCCTACAACTACGCCTATTTCAGGATACCATACTGCCGCAACTTTGGGAAGTACTATAATGGCTCCAACCGCACCTAATGCAATAAGTCTTCTTGTCCAAGCAAAGTGCGTATCTTTTCTGCCGTACTCTCTGGCATCTTTTACTGCACCTGCTCTAAACTCAGCACGTTGTAGTAGCATCTTGTTTTGTTCTGCTTTGGCCTTTATAGATTGACCCCAGATAGTCATAACCCCACCTAGCACGGTAGAGCCTAACATTGTTATTAGTTCGAGAGGAAACCCCATTTAATATAACCCTTGTAAGTACGGATTTGGTATCATTATTTCGTTGCCGTATCTGTCTGTGTTGTGTGAAAAAGCTCTATTTACTATCATTTGATTAAAAAGCTGGTCCATATTTATTTCAGGATTCATTTCATCTTTTAGCTTTTTATAATCTTTTTTGCTATGTACTGTTTTATTAAATAAGTTACCAAGAGTAAAAAGAAAATCAATATTGTGCTGACCAAGATAGTCAACGGCTATGTCTGCTACTAGTTTTTTAGCTCTGTCTGCAACTATGCCTTCTTTTTTACTCCAAACCACGTAACCTTCATTGTCTAAAAAAACAGGAAGAGAAGTTTCAACAACGTACCCTGCAGAATCAATTGTGGTTTTGCCACCAACGTACTTACCTGTTATAGGATCAAGGTCGTCGGATAAAGGAGGAAGGTCTCCCAATTTTATGCGAGTAGATGTATCTAACCCAAAAGGAACCTTTGTTGACCTGCCATATCCATAATCATTAGCCCAAGTGTTTGTTGGTGGGTACGCCATAAAACTGTCGGCCCCTAGTAAAGCATCTACACGGTCTGTAAGTGTAGAGTTATACTTACCCACGGTAGTGTTGTCATACTTTCTTTTTGTAGCAAGACTATATTTAAAATCAGCTCCAAATGTACCCCTTTCAGGCTTATCTTGAAGTCTTTTATTAAAACGAGCATTATTTCTTTTTTGATACAGTTCGCTTAACAAATCTATGTCTTTATCAAATATACCTTTAGCTTCTTCGTCAGCAATTAAACTTTCAAAATAAGATAATTGAGAAAAGGTTTCAGGGACTTGTGGATCTAAACCCTGTGGTACTACTTCATTATCTAGCCCGTAAGGGTTTGTTGTTTCTGCCCCCATAAGTGTTAACTTATCTAAATACGACAGTGTTTGTTTTTGTCTCTTGCCTTTTTGTGCTATATATAAGTTAGTGTTTCTTTCTGTAATCATATTAGTAGCTGTAGGTGCTTCTAAAGGGTCGGTGTCATTCATAATGTTTTTAACTACAGCGTAAATGCTTTTATTGTTTTCAGGCTCATTATCATCAGACGTATCGTCTGCTACTACAACCTTTGCTCCTAGTCCTGCTGGTCTTTTAGTGGGGCGAAACACTTCTGGTCTTTTAGTTGGACGAATATCTTTTACTTCTTCATTTGTATTAAAATCAGGAGGAGCAGATCCACTAAAATCATTTTCTAAAGTTAGCCCATCAAATTCGTTTTGCCAACCACCATAACTATATGTCATTATTATATTACTTTCTTATCATTAAGTCGTTAACATTTATGGTCTGCCCATTATTTTTTACATTGTCAATTAAAGGCATTAGGCTTTGGGCGGATGTAGCTGTACTTTGCCCAGAGGGATTAGTGCCAGATAGATCCGCCACAGATGCCCATCTTATAGCAATGCCTTTTAAAAAGTTAGCTTTTGATTTTTTGCCATTTAAATAATTATTATAACCAGATTCTTTTAAGGCAAGCCTAGCAATTTTTTCTTGTACTGCAGGACTAAATGTATCATCAGCTTCTAAATTTAATTTGTCAGCCCACGAATCAACGCCAGGTTTTTCTGCAGTGCCATTCTTTCCAAAAAGGGTGTCTCGTAGTATTTGATATTTTCCTACAGCAGAACTGCCTTCGTTTTCACTCGTTTTGCCAGATATTTTGCCTCTTGTTTTACGTATTAACTTGTTTTGAAATGTAAATAATTCTTTTAGTGTCATCTTACTAACTGACGTGGAAGGAGTTAGGTATTGTTTATATCCATACACCATATCATAAGGACTAATAATTTCTTTATTTACACTTTGGTTCTCTAATCCTTCTGGGGTTGCACCTTCTCCATAAGATATTTTGTCTAGTAAAGTTTGAATAGATAAGTCTGCTTTAGCCTTGTTAGCTGCTATAGCAACTTTCATTTCTTTTTCAGGACGAAGCATTGGGGCAGGAGATTGTGACTTACCTGTTGTGTAGAACTTAAGTTCTTCTTTAGTGGGTGGAATAGAAGTTTTTAAATTAATAATATTATCTAAAAACTTACTTGCATTAAATTTAAGTTTTACAAGTTTTTCTCTGTTTTCCTCAAACACTGTAGGTTTATATGTATCGTTCTCGTTAACTTTATTAACTGATTGATCAAACTGTATACTTTCTTTAGGACTACCTAGCCCTAGCTTTTTTATCTCAGCCATAGTAATACTTTCTTTGGCATTAAGTTTTTCGGAACAGAGCAGCACCAATGCTACCAACAGCACCCCACAACCCAGAACTTTTATTTGCTCTAGCTTTTGCTTCATCAGCTTCCTTTGTTAAATTAGCTACTGCTAATGTGGTTGCTCTTTCTGCATCATTATTTGCTGTTTGCCACGCAAAAGACATTAAGTCACGCACCTCTTGCATATATGCACCAAAACCTAGTGCCGTCATATTGTTAGCCTGTGCAGCCGCATCTCTGTTCGCTTGATTGACTGCGGCATTATCTGTGGTTGCTATTTTTTGATACCACTCAGCGTTAGCTTGTTCAATAACTAAACCGTTTTGTGCATTAAATTGTTCTCTAAGATTAACTTGTGATGCATTAAACTGTTCTATCGCATTAGCTTCTCCTGCATTAAACCTAGTTATTGCATTAGATTGTTCTGCATTGAACTGGGATACTTGGGCAGTAAGGTTACCAAAGAACTGATCTGTTTGATTTTCGCTTGAAGCATTAAACTGAGAAGTTGCATTAGCCGCTGCTTGATCTGATAATAGCGAGTTTACAATAGCTTGAGATTTAAACATCTCAGTTTGTTGTGCGTTAGTTAGGTTAGACAAGTCCATATCTAAAAAAGACTTAGCGTTCTGAGATTGTGCTTGTTGTCTGTTATTTAAATTAGTTAAATCAATTTGAGATAGTGCAGCCGCATCAGAAAGTATTTTAGCGTTAGAGGCGTTTAAATTATTTAAGTCAACTGTCTGGGCCATTCGAGCGTTCTCTAAAGCAACTTGCTGGTCAGCAGTAAAGTTAGTATTAGCTATCTCAGATATACGTGCCGCATTAGATACCCTAGTTTGAAAGTCCTGATTAAACTCTAGCCCTAAAAACTCTGCTCGTTTCTCTGCAGCAAACATAGCGGCTTGTTGTTTATTAGATAAGTTCTGTTCTTCAAACCGTGCAAAGGTAGATGCATCTATCTGAGCAATAGGTAAAGCACTTTCCATAGCCGCTTGAATAATTGCTTGCCCTGCCATACTTGAAGCCCCTAGACCTCTTTGTGCCATAGCTGCAGTTGCGGCTCTCATTGCACCAGCCGCCCACGCAGGAGGGTCACCCCCTTCAAAGTCAGCCATAAGTCCTGTAAGTTGTCCTTGCACAGTAGCATCAGTAGATGGCGCACCTGTTGCCGCTTCAAAGTTAGTCTCTGCTTTAACCCTAGCCATATCAACAGTAGAACCAGCTATGGTTTCTCCTGCTTGTAAAGTTCTGTCTGGGGTATCAGCTACTTTTGCAGATTCAGCAATTTGTGCCGCTGTTAGTCCTAATTGAGCAACTTCTGCTGGGGACTTTTGTGCCGCAGTCATTGTACTAGAGACAGTACCTTGCGCGGCTTGGGCTGCATCTGTAGCGGTTTTAACTCCTGGTGCCGCTTGTGCGGCTGTAGCTAAAGATGCTGGAGTGACTGTTGGTGTTGTAGCGGCTGAAGTGTCTGCTGCTGTAGGTGTAGCCGCTGTTGTTGCTGCCATTAATCCTGCAGTAGGACTAACAAGTCCTGCAGTTGCTTGGTCTGTTCCTGTAGTTTTTGTTGCAGCAGTTGTAGCTAAAGACAGTGGATCTGTTGTGCTTTGTTGTACTAACTCTGCAGGAGTTGGCATAGCAGTTTGTTTAAACTGTGCAGTTGCCTGATTAACTGCTTCATTTCTTTGTGCTACTCTTGAGTCAGCCGCAGTTAGTGC